TCTTGGATTCCAGGACCCATTCTTACTGGTCTACCATTAGCACCTAATACAGTATCTGCAGATCTTGAATACCAATATCCACGTTCTACTTCTCTGTACCATTGTTGCCAATATTCAACTTCAGCATAACGCATCCATGAATTGTGATAAGCACCTTTAGAATCAGGAATAGCTACAGCCAATACTTCAGTAGAAGCATAGTCAGTAATTCTGTATTCTTTTCTGTACTTAGACATTCTGTTTCTGAAGGCAATTGGCAAACTGAATACAGTTGAACCTGATTGCTCAGCAGCTTCCTCATATTGAGAGAAAAGTTTACCCCATTGTTGTCCTGGTTTCAAATATTTAACAGGCATAAATGCTTGTGGGTCATCTGAATTCATTCTTACAGTGTAGACAGTACCATCTCCATGTTTTACTCCTTGATTTTGTACACGTACTTGGTATTTCTTGTTAGAAGTACCTGGCATGATAACATCTCCTGGTAAGTACCAGTTCTCATCAAGTTTAATTTTGAATGTTTTTTTGAATTTTCCTGGAGTAGTGTTACCCACTGCTTCAACATTTTCTACAACAACTAGAGGTCTAGTGTTTGCACCTTTCAACTCCCATTCCCATTCTGTGTTACCAATAGTTTCTTCTGTTTTAGAGTTACCCATCAACAAAGAAGACATTGGATTATCAGAGTAGTAGTTTTGAGCTGAGAACAATTTGTCCATTTCTCCAAGAATACGGTGTGGTTTAGCAATCAGAGCAGCACCTAAGTGAGATTGCTCAGTCATGTTGGCATTCCACTCCATCTCTTTTACGAGAAGCTTGCTTCCTAATGTAGCCATTTTGATTTAATTTTAAGTTAATAATTAATTTAGTTTATCCCTCTAGCATATCCCAAAGGGCCTTTTTATTGGATTTGTGACCTCCACTTTCTGAATTTGATAATTCCTTTCTGTCAACTCTTTCAACAGCTTCTCTGACTCCTCTTGCAGCTTGAGTTTGTTTCTTTCTCTCAATAGCACTAAAGTCAAAATCTGTTTTTAGAAGTTTAGCTAAAAGAACTATTTTATCTTTGTCAGCCATCACTTTGAATAAGTCTGCTTGCATTTCACTTACAAATCTACCATCTTGTAGTTCTACATTAGGTTCTGAGATATAAGTTGGAAGACTTGTCTTATCTTGTTTAGATAAAGGTAATCCTCCAGTTTCATTCAAACTATTAATATGACTAGTAATGTTAGTCTTATATTCTCTAGCTTGTTTCTTTCTACTTTCTGCAATATCTTTTTGTCTTTGGACTTGACCTGCAGTTTCATTTTCTTGAGCTTCAATAATCTTATCATAAGACTTTTTAGCTATTCCTTCAAGTTTGTCTTTTTCTTTTAGAAACTCTATTTGAGAATCTATATACTCTTGATCATAACCTTGGCTTTTTAAATCCATTGTTACTGCAAGAACTTGAACATCCTCATTGTCAATATCACTATCTTTAGTAATACCTGAAGTTGCATGTTGAATCATCTTACCTAATAGTTCTCCAACATTACCTCCTTTAGATGCAAACTTTACTAAGTCTTTAATATCTTGAGGAAGGTCTTTAATTGTAGCTTCTACTTCTAACTCTAAAGCTTTCTCCCAAGAGTCTTCAAGTAAATGTTCTGCATCTTCTTCAGTAAGTTCTACACCATCTTCTAACTCATAATCTACAAGACCTTTTTCTTTTAAGAACTCAAGAGTCTGTTTATTATTTACATTAGTTACTGGTTCTTTTTTACCTGAAGAAGTTTTATCTTCTTCCTCATCTTCAGTTTGAACTTTAGGGGCATCTTTTTCAAAAGCTTTAAACTGATCATCAATCAATTCTTGTTCTTTTTTTTCTTCCTCTTCTTTTGCAAGATCTTCTTCTGTTTTAACATCATCTTTTAATGCTACATCTACTGCATCAACTTCTAGATTAGTTTCTCCAAAAAAATCATGTTGTTGTGATGAATCATCCCATCCTGCAAATTGGTCAATGGTTTTCTCTGTTCCACTCATAATTGTGACAAATTTAAGTTTAATTATTTAATTAATTACATATTCAAAATGAAGGTTTACTATTTAAAGTATAATAGCCTTATTTTATTTTCCTGCTCCCTTTTGAGCAATTTCTTTAGCCTTTAGTTTATTTTTCTCTTTGTCATCCTGTATTTGATGATCAATTAGTTTAGCTTGATTAGCAACTTGTGCTCTCTTAATTTCAGCATCAACTCCATATTTAGCAACTTCAAGTACATCAGGAGTGCCATCATTATCTTGGTCTTTATTAATATCAAATCCCATAGAAAGAATAGTTTGTTTCTGAATCTCAGTTTTTCTTCTTTCTTCTTCTTTAAGAGTAATCATATCAGCTTCATGTGCCCATTCTTCTTTCTTAAACTCAAGTTCTTTTTGTTGGAAGTCTGCTTTAGCTTTTTCTTGTGCTTGTGCCTGTGCTTGTTCTCTATTAGATCTAAGTTCTTCAGAAACAAGTAAAGCTTCTTCAGCTTCTTGTATAGAATCTTGTTTAATAACTTTAAGGACATCAGATAATTCAATTTTTTGATTCTGCATTGCAGCATGAGCAAGTTGTTGAATAGTCTGTTTAATTTCTTCTGACATAGAAGAGTCTTCCATAAATAAACCTAATGTACTTTCATCAAGTAAGTTTATATCCATCTGTAACATCTCTATAGACATATCATCTAAGATATAAGTGATATTCTTTTTATCAGAGTTAGCATAAGCTACCTTAGCAATATCAAGTAATCCTTGAAGTACATTTCTTTTAATACAATTGTGTAAGTCAAAGTAAGGTTCAAGCATATGAGAAGTCTGCACTAGGTTTTGTTGATTGTTTCCAACTCTTTCAGATACAGAAGTTTGACCTAATACAGGGTCTGTAATACCCACAGATTTACCACATTTTTGTTCTAAGTAATCTGCAAGTTGAATATATTTCTGAATATCAGAAGCCAATGAAAGGTCTAGAGTCTTAGCAATAGTATTTACATCACTTTGATTCATTCCTTCTTCATCAGGATTGTACCACATAAAAGGAGTACTTTCAAAGAAGTATTGCCACTTCTTAAGATCTATTCCAGAGTCAGTAGGAATAGCATTGATGTTCATTAAGATTTTCTTCCCTTTATCTGAAGCCAAGAGTAACTCTAATCTGTACATTACTATGTTATAGTAGTACTGATAAACTTTCATTCTATCCATTACAGAAGTAGGTTGAGAGTTTATGTTATCATAGATTGCACCATAATAAGGTAAATTACATTTATAGATATTGTCCATATCTTTAAACTGTCCTGGAATTGGTCTCATTTCTTTGTAAATGTCAGCACCAATTTTATATCCTTCATATACTTCAGGAATCCATTCATACTTAATTTTTACATCTCCATTTTCTTTATCAAGTCTATAAGTTTCATCAACCATAAACTTAGTTTGGAGAATACCATCTTGATCTATATAATCTAACCAACCTATTTTTCTAAGTCCTTTAAATACACAATGCAATACCCTTACTGCATTTTTATCTTCATAAGTTAGATACTCATCAAAGTTAAATAAGTTATCATGTACTCTTTGAGTAATATGATGATTGTAATTTCTCCAAAGAGTATCTATTTCTTTATCAGTAAGTTCAAAAGTCTGTACAATTTGTGAAGGGTGCATTCTGTATTCTGCTGCAGCCCACTCTCCTTGTTCTATGTAGTCAAGGTCTGAAGCTTTATCACAAGAAAATCTAACAGGGTTTACAACTTTCATTGCTGGTTCTCCATTGATTATTCCTAACCAATATACTTCATAAGCTGAGATTAAACCATGTTTCCAACCATTATTAAACTTCTTTTTGACATCAAGTTTCTTAATTAAGTAATTAACAATCTGTTGTCCTTGTACTTCAGCAGGGTCTCTATGATCCCTTTTCATGTATGCTCTTACTTTATCAGGAGTTGCAGCTTCAATTTCAGCTTGCATTTTTTCTTGCATTTGTTGAGACTCTTGTTCAGTGAGTTCTCTTCCTTTCATTTGAGCCTGATACTCTTTTTCTTTTTGTTGTGTAATAGGAGCCATTATAGAGTTAACAACAAAGTCAGTTATTCTTTTAGTCTCTTCTTCTACTTTTCTATTTGATGCTTCTTTATTAGTGGCAATGACTCTATAACCAAAAGGTCTTTTCATTTCCATACCAATTAAAGCTTTTACTCTATAAGAACAAATATCTCTATTTGCCATTTGAGCTGGCATCTCTCCCTGGTCAGCCCCATAAGGACTAGCTACATAAGCAAAGTCAGAGAGGTCAATTATGTTATTAAATAAATCATAATTTACCCTCATTCTTTTATACTCATTAACCCCTCCATATCCAATAGATAAGAAGTTGGCTTTAGTATCATACATGTCAATCTTTTCTCTATACCAAAGAAAGTTATTATCTTCCTTTTCTCTTCTGCTAAGTCTCTCAGTAGAATATGACTTGGGTTGCGTAACTGGTTGATTCATTTGTTTAAAAGATAAGTATTCACAAAAGTAATAATTATTTTAATGACTGTAGAGCATTTCTACCATTATTTTTTGAGTACATAGTTCCCATCATATCTAAAAGTTGTTTTGCTTTAGCATTTCCTTTTGATTTTGGTTGGTATTCTTTTCCATGTAAGTCTTCTTGATCTTGAAACATAACTTGCATAAGTGCCATGACCCTATCAAAGTTTCCCTTTCTATTATAACTAATTAACTCTTCTAATAGTCCAATAGAATAAATTTGATCTAAAGCTCTAATAGGCATACCATCATCATCAAAGTCAAGAGTCTCTAACAACCAAGATTTAATATACTTTTCTCCTGCATCTTTAAGTTGATCTATCATGTGACAACCATATAACCTATTTACTTTAGAATTCTTAACATTCTTCTTTATAACTTCATCAGGTTGATAAGCTAAATAGTGCAATTGTTTTCTTCTTCTGAAGTAATCTTTAACATGGGTTACTTCATTCTCATGCATAATAGTAGTGTTGTATAACTCAGCAAATAATCTACAAATGTAGTTTACATCATCTGCTTCTCCAGGTCTACCTACATATTCTGCAACAATTATTCTTTTAGTTCTATCTCCTATAATTACACTCTTATAGACATAAACAGCAGCAAGAGAAGTACCTTGTGCCTGTCTGTAAGGGTCATAACCTATTTTGTAAGCATTTCTTTGAGGTACTTCAGCAGGATATTCATAGATAACAGGACACCCTTCTAGAGAAGTATTGTCAGGTTTCATTCTATAAATTACATTAGCTGAGCCATCAAGTATAGGTTCTGCTTTAACTTTTTTAGATTCATAATCATAGAATAGTTTAACAGGAGTTCCCATAATCATATGAAGATTCTTTGCTTTAACTATTTCTAATTGTCTCTTTAATTCAAGTACAGGAAAGTTATTTACACTGACCATACCAAAGGCTTCAAATGGGCCCAAAGGCTTCTCCTGCATTCTCTTCTGAATATCAGCAGATGTAGCACCATTATCTAATAAGATTTTTCTATTAGCAAGTTCTACTTGTTTAGCCCCTTCTCTATCAGAGTTGCCTTGTTCATCATAGTAACCTTCCATATTCCAAGTAATAGGGTGGAAGAATCCACACTTCATATCCTCAGAATCTTCATCCCAAATATTTTGAAATGGTAGCATACCAAATCTTAAAGGACTAGAGTGCATTTCAGAATAATCTGCAGTACCTCCTTCCATATCTCCTGATGTACCAAATACAGTAATCATACCTGTTTTAATATCTCCTGCCATAACACAATCCTGAGTAGCAGCATAAGAACTCTTAAGTAATCCAGGTGTACCAAAAGCTCCTGACTCTTCAAAGATTACATCTCTAGCATCTTTACCCCTGGCAGCATCTGCATTATCTTTAAAAGTAAGTGCCATTATCTCAGACATAAACCCAGTCTCAACCTTTACACCATTTCTGTATTCAATAGTAGAAGCTTTAACGTGGTCCATTTTATCTACAACATCCTTAGGATATACCCAAGCTGTATGAGCATTAATAAAGTTAAGGTAATTGGAAGCCATTGTATAGATACCTTTAGGGTAAAGGAATTTCTTTTCATAAGCAGCAAATATAGTAAGAGCTCTAGGATAACATAAGTAATTCTTAACAGCAATAGCTGCATTCTTATACGAGTATCCCTTTCTTCTAGACTTACCTACAATAAGATTGTATCCTCCTGTTAGGTATTCTTCATCAATTTTAACTTCAAGTTGAAGTCCTTTATATAGTTCAGATAAATTTTCAGACTCACTTAAAGGAATCCCTAATCCATCAACTATACCATTGAAAGCAATTTCTCTTGCCCAAAAATAATTATAATCTCCATCCCAGAAATCTGGGAAATCTGTAACTTTAGCTGACTTCTTTGCACTCATATCCTCTACTTTAAGGATAGGACAGAAGTTTAAATAGAAATAATGATCTCCAGTAATTTTTACACCCCCTACAGAATAACCATTAATAATTCTATTTCTTTGTTCTTGCCAATAAGTATACCAATCAGGAGAACCCCAAGGATCTAGACAGTAGGTATTATACCTCTGAAACTTTCTAGCTTCTTCTCTAAACACTTCTGTGTTTATCCAAATCCCATCTGGGTTTCTGATTGCTCCTAATTTACTCATTTATTTTAAACTGTTTGGGTCTGCAAATGGACTTACTATTTTCTGTCCTTTCTTTTTAACCTCTTCAAATACCTCATTATCAACTTTTTCTCTAAGAGTATTTAAGTTTTCTAGTACTCTAGAAGTATCATTTAAAGCTGAGGTTATATCTTTAGGTTTAAAGATTGGTGCACCTGTTCTGAGATTAACATCATTCATGCTGAATCCAATAAAGAACTGTTGCATCTTTTCAGCAGCTGATTTAGCAGCCATATAGTAATTATAAGTCACAGAAGCTTCAGCTTGAAACTCTTTAAGCTTAGCAATACCTCTAAGAAGTAAAGGATCATTTTGGTCCCACTCTGTCCTTGTGATTATATCTTTTATAATCTTATCAGGTCTCTGGTCTTCAGAGTATCCTGAGTAAGGATTAGATTTCTGAATAGATGCCATGAATTCAATATAAGAGAAGTCTTCTATAGCATATCTTTTATCTGCAGATTCATCTCTTTCCCATATCTCTTTGAATGGAGGTATAAGTAAAACTTGTGTTGTAGGAGAGACTACTTTGCTCTCTACTGTAAATAGTAAACTCATATAGTTTGTTGTTGAGGGTTAAGTAACTGTTTTAACTCTTCGTAAGTAAGTACACTAGCAAAGTTATCAGCTGCTGAATAGATTATACCATACTCAAAACCATCAGGTTCTTTAGCAATACCTATGGCATCTATCTTAAAGAAAGTCATTAGTCTTGTTTCACAATTAGTTACATGAGAAGTTAACCCCATTTTTTCTAGGTTATCAGTCTCATCTGTATTGAAGTAAATTTCTAATTCAATTGGTAGCATAGTTTATACTTTAAAGATTGCTATTGATCTGTTTAACCAGCCTTTTAAAAACTTTTTAAGTTTAATATTTACTCTTACAAGACTATTATAAACTGTATTTCTAGCTAAGTATAAACACTCTTCAGTTACATGAAGCATTTTCTCCCTAGTTGCAGGTCCAATGATCCCATCTTGTGGGACTTTTGCACAACCTTGCATTATTTTGATTGCTCTAGCATTTCCCATGTTATAAGCAGTATCAAAGTACATAAGTCTTGCTTCAAGAGGAAGGATAAATGCATTTATTGCTCTATAATACTTAGTATAAGCAATAGCTGCAGCTTCTTCATAGGTAGTATCCTTAAAATCATCAAGATTTTTAAACATTTCTTTGTTGTGATTATAAGCAATCCCCCAAAGAGTCCAACCTCCAGAATCTCCAGCAACATTGTGAAGACTTCCCCCTGCTTTAGGGTTTTTTACGCCTTCCCAAACTAAAGTTCTGTTAAAAATGTACTCTTTAAAGTACTCGAATTCCTTTTCTACTGTTGGATTAGCCTTAGCTAGCCTTAAATAGTCTGCTATAGTGAGTTTATTTGCCATTATCTAATCCTTGTTGCTTTAATAGTTAATATTTCTGTTATCTGATCTTCATATATAATGTCAATCCTTTTTGTAACTGATTGGGCCCCTTGAACTTGCTCAGGGATATTAGTATTACTATAAGTAATTACTAACTCTTTAGTTTGTTCATCATACTTAGTTGCAGTACATCCACAATAAGGCACTATTGCTGTTATTGTAGGTATGCTTTCTAAAGACCTGAAGATTATTTTTTTAGGAGAACCTGCTTTTATTATCCCTAAATTAATTTCTGATTTTTCCCAGTGACTCATATCTTAAAATTTTTTATGGTGTGTTATTCTTAATTCAAAATCTCTTGACTTTCTTATATCCCAATACTTAAATTCAATATTATACTCTCTTTTGTAGATTAACCAATCAGTCTCATCTACCATTACAGGATAACATTTTGCATCACAAGTCTTGTTTGCCATTTGAAGTGCAGGAGTTGTGCAGCCACAGTGCACACATTCTCCATTACTATAACATTCTTTATTCATAACAAACAACCTATAATTAATCTGCTCGAATATATGCAAAGGAAGTAACCAATTAAACCTTTTACTAAAGAAAAGTTTCTCTCTTAGATGTCCCTGAATATAAGCTTTGATGTTTTTATAATTAACTTTTGCTTTCATTTTCTATTTCTTTTCGTTTAATAGCTGACTCTAGTTGTTCTTTCTTTTTAAAATAATTTAAAGGAGCTATTCTTTGTTCCTTGAACATCTTAGCATAGACCTGTAAATGATAATTTAACTTCTTTGGATAAGATACAAATGTACCAAAAAATTGTAACCTTACATTAACAAATGTACCAGATTCAATTCCTTGCCTTACTTCAATAAAAGGAGCAGAGCAAATTTCAATACATTGTTCCTTTGTAAGATTGGGGTACTTTCCTCTTATAGACTGATAGTACTCTTCAATTAAATCGGCATTTAATAACCTCATTACCTAAAAGTTTTTAAAAGGGCACTACCCTCTTTAGAATTTATTTCTACAATAGTTATAGGCATATCTTCAGGCAAAGTATAAACTTGAGGTCTACAATCTACTCCAGGAGTACTTCCTCTAGAGTCCCAAAATAATATTCTTTCTGTTTGATAAATTTCCATTACTTTGTCTACTGTTAAAGTAGATTCTTCTGGTAAGACATTGATGTCATAAATTAAAGTCTGTTTCATTCTTGTACTATTTTAAATTGATAAAATTGTTGTTTTTCTTCAGGGAGGAGTATACCAGCAACCTGGATAATTCCTCCTAAATCTTCTCTGATTGCACCTTTACTCTTAAGAGAAGAAAGATGATTACTTAATCCACCATCTGACATAGAAAGTATGCTTTTTACTTCCTTTCTAAATGTAGTTCCAAACCTATCTTTCTCAGCAAGTTCCCCTTTAAATGACATAAATGTACCAAGAACTTCTCTTTCCTTTGGTGTCAATTCTATTGGTAAAAAGGGATTAATAATGCTTAAGTGATAGATATAATATTGGGCATCTTTTAACCCAACAATTCCTTTTTGTATTATCTTCATATTTTATTTTTTATGGACAACATTGTGTGTAGAAAAAACTTAAAGCAGTCTCCTCACCATTACCCATGGCAAAAGTTAAGTCATTAATAACGCAAGGAGCACTTAAATTTGTACCTGTTAATAAATAATTTCTAACTCCAATAGTTCCTTGATTCCCAAACCCATTATCTTGAGTATTTCTCATTTGAATTAAGTTATTAATACGAAGTAAAGCGGGGTCAAACCTATAAATTACCATACCAACTAAAGGACAAGCAAAATCAGAAGCACTAATAGTTAAAGCAGGATTTTCACTAGCTATAAATACAGAACCAACTTGAGACATAGCAGATAAATCTACTGCCCCAATATAATAACCATTCAAATAAATATCAAAGTTATCATCCGTAATACTATTCTCATTACATATCTGTAACACTACTACTCTATCAGAACAAGTGGGAGGGACAGGAATATCTTCATTTTCTACAATAAAAGCAACTTCACTTCCTACAGGTACAGGGTTACCTTCATCATCTAGTAACCTTACTGTATAATCCCCTAATCCAGGATATACACTTTCAGATTCTGTAGTCCATCCTTGAGTCAATGTATTAAGTGTCTCAGGGGTTATAGTACTAGGATCAGTTCCACCTTCTACCCAATCTACAACCTGACTTGCATAAGCCTTACTAATATACAAATTCCTTAATTCATTACCTGACATTACAACATAATTAGGATCAATTATATTGTCTTGAGTTATAAAGCTTGCTTGTATATTGTAACTTCCTTGATCTTCTGCCATAATATATTATTTTAAATTAGTTAATCTATTTACTTCATTAAT